TATGCCGTCCAGCTTGCCGTTGCAGATTTGCAAGGCTTCCTGGTAGTCCAGAAGAAGCTCGACCAAATCGCCATTTGTTTCCACGTTGTCCATGCCAGGTTCCGCAACGGGAGAAGCCAGCGCGGCAAGTTCCGGCAGCTCATTTGCGCTTCTTGCGCTTTTTGCTGCCGAGCACCCCGCGCACAGAATCAGGCACAGGAACGTTGCTCCAGTCGCCAGCCTGCTTGTCATTGCGCCTCACCTCCGAAAACTGCCCCCGTTTCGCCCTCGCCCGCGCCGTGGCAATATCCAGCGCGCGCTCCATTTCCTTCGTTGCCTCCAGCAAGGCTTGCAGCCTGCCGGTCATCGCCTGCTTGTCCGCCTCCGCCTTTTCCGCCCGCGCCCGCCAATGCACGATCTGGCTTTTCTGCCAGCTCCCGTATGCCATCATGGCGCCCATGATGATGGCGACTGCCAGCCACGCCGCGCCAGGGCGGAAAAGGGCCGCAAGCACTGGCGTCACGCCGCAGGACCTCCGGGCATTTTCGCTTCGCAGAGCAGGTATCCAATGGCGTCCACAAAGGAATCCTTGGACGGATTGTCCGCCGTCATGCGGCGTGCCATTTTCAAGAGCTCCATCATGCGGGCAACATCCTCCGGCTCCAGCGGCTCCTCATTCGGATTGTATTGCCGTGCGTCAAGGTAGCCTGTCCACAGCGCGGCGATGGTGCGGAAACTGTCTTCCGGCTCGCCGTACTGTGCGTTGCGGTCGTGCGTCACGATGTCCACGGCAGTATCCGCCATTGCCGACAAGATGCCGTCCTGCGTCAGCTTGTCTTCCGTCATGCCTTGTGCCTCTCTATCCAGTCGATTTTGAGGTGTGCGACGCGGTCCTTCACCTCTGCCAGCTTGCCATTGTTGAACCTGTCCAGCGTGCCCACAAGATAGCCGGTGATGCGGCGTATGCGCTCAAAGCGCACGCCTTCGCCGACAAGGGTATTATCATCTCCGAAATCCAGATTAATCTGCCGTTCCATGATGCTCATTTTTACATCTCCCGTAGCTCAAAAAGACGTTGCATTGTTGCCGAATAGCCGCCTCGCTTGCATGAAGGCGGAACAAAAATTTTTTCCGTCACGGCAAAACATTTTTGAGCATTTATGCGCGAACTGTGCAAAAATTCAAAAACCGTGCGGAAAGGTTTAGGCATATCATACTCTGATATATACACTGTCTTTTGCTTTGCCGCCCATGCGTAAAAAGCTTCGTAGTCAAATTTGCCGCCGCCGTAGCCGCCCTTCTCCTTCCCGCGGTACGGAATGTCGCAGTACACGACCGCGCCTTCCGGAATGGCAACATCGCGGTAGTCCAGGAAGGACGTTTCCAGCCGCTCCAGGGATTGCAGCCGCTCCAGGGATTGCAGCCGCTCCAGGGATTGCAGAGATTGCAGGGATTGCAGGGATTGCAGGGAAACAATACTTTTCCTTTTCTGCCCCAATTTCTGCAATTCCCGCATCACATTATGGTATTTCAGCCGCCGCTCTTGCACGCTTTCCGCAAAGAAAAGCTCATGCAGCGCCTTCTTGTACGGCTCCAATTCCTTTGAATAGAGGTAGTCCTGCCCGTTATTACCAAAGCTCCAGCAAAGGCGTATATAGGGGTCGCTATCTTTCAGTGCAAAAAACATTTCCCGCGAAATCCAGCGCCTTTCGTTGTGGTACTTGCCATGCACCGCGTTCATAAAAAGGAGTATGCCGCTGCCCTCGATGTCGTTGGCAACAACCTTTTTGTACTTGCCGGATAGCAACGCTGCGTGCATGACGGCACAACCGCCTGCAAACAAGTCAACGAAAACATCAGCGGCAGGCATGGCATCTATAATGCGTTCCGCAAGAAAATTCTTGCTGCCCATGTAGGGAACGCCATACTTGCTCATTCCATGCCTCCGTCTTTCCCGCGTTCCTTGCTCATTACAAACTTATGCAGCCTGTTTGCCCTTGCTGCGGGACAACTGCCATGATTGCGGCACGTTCTGTCAATCGCCTTCGCTCCGTAATACGGCTTTCTCTTTTCCTTCCCGTGAAGAATCGCCTTGTCCAGCATCACAAACCCCTCACATATTCTTGCAGTTCATCCACCCTGCGCAGCCAGCCCTTCAGGAACTTGCCGCTTGCCGGGCGACGTTCCACAATGTCCCGGTACGCCTGCCTGCGGTAGAAGCAGAGCATCTCCACCAGCAGCAGGTCATCCCGCATGGTGAACGCCTTTTTGGTCAGCGGACCCCATATCCCGTCCGGCGTCGTTCCGGCTGCCTGCTGGGCGATTTTTTTCGCACGCAGCTGGCCGAGGTTGACCGCTGTGTCAAAGATGGCGATGGCGAAAAGCGGGCGGTTGCTGCTGTCCGTGTCAGCCACGCTGTCCAGCCCTACCGCGGTCCAGTAGTCACGGCGGTAGATCTGCGCTGCCTGCTCGCGGGTCAGCGCCCTGATGTCAACGTAGGGGTATGCCCGCTTCGAGATGCCGAATTTTGTTTCGCCGCCGGGATCGTCAGGGTCGTTGACGTATCCGCCTTCCCATTTCAGGCAGAACCGCAATGCGGCTTCAAATGCTTCCGATGCTTCCATGCGCGCCTCACTGTTTTGGCCAGCATAGCCCACGGATTCAGTGCGGCACACCCGGCAGCCAGCATTGGCCAGCATACCTGTCCTTCTTTTTGCGCTTGCGCTGCTTCTCCGGCTTGCGCTCCGGCAGCGTTGTCTGGATCCCTCCCCAGGGCGCGTCGTCGAGGATGGGAGCGGGATCCAGCAGGGCGTTCGCCCACACGCCGTCCCAGGCGTCGTCCGCCTCCATGTCCGCCCAGGGGTCATGCCCCCAGTGGGATGCCGCCTTGACCTCGGCAGCCTCAGCCCGCTCATCGCGCCGGCGCTCGTTCTGTGCGTCGCGCCGGCACTTCGCGGAGCAGTACAGCCGCTTCGGGCTGCGCGTCGTGAATTCCCTGCCGCAATAGATGCACAGCACATCACAGCCTCGAGCCGCTTTCCGTCATGCGGTAGTCCGCGGGCATGGGCTGCGGCAGCGCGCTCATGACGAGCCATGCAGCCGCGCAAATGGCCAGCGTCCATGCCAGCGCGATCAGGTCATCCTTGCCCATGTGTCACTTCCCGCCTTCGAGATAAATGAAAACGATGTATGCCACTGCCGCGCCCAAAATCACCGCGCAAACCATGTCCATTGCAGCCCCCGTCAGTTGAAAATGGCGAAAATGTCATTGAACGGCCTTTTCCCGAACGTCGCCCCTTTCGGGCAGTGCTGGCAGCCTTCGCACTCGCCTCGCTTTCCGCATGGCAGCGGGAAGGCCGTGAGCCGCATGCGCTCGCAGTAGGCAAGCTTGCCGGTCAGCTTGGCCAGGGTGAGCTTCGCGCCCGGCTTGTTACGCTTTGCGCGCATGTAAACGCGGTTGTATTCCAGACGCTCCTCACGGTGCGCGCCTGTGCTGTACCGCTTCTGGTTCGCCTTATTCTTGTCGCTGACCGCGTACTTGTGGTTCCATTCAGCGACGCGCCCTTCCGCCTTGTAGCGAGCCATGCGCACGGCTTTCTGCGCCCTGCCCTTGTCGCTTTCGCGGTAGCGTTTCCCGTTGCGTTTCAGGGCGATTTGCCTACATTCCTGGCAGCAGTACCGCGCCGCCGGAGAACCGGCTTCAAACGCCGTCCCGCATTGCCAGCAGGTGATAGCGTACGTCTTCATATTTCCTTCACCTCGGCGAAAAATCCGGCGTTTTCCCTGCCCACGGGCGCGCACATTTCCGCGCCGATCCATACGACCTGGCTGTCATCCGCCCACACGTCGGCAAACGTGAAAGCATCCAGCGTAGCTTTCAGCAGGTTGTCCAGGTCGCGCTTCTGCGCGGTGGGCGGATAGAATGCCAGGCAGACGCGCACGGGCTTTTCCGTGCCTGCCCGCGGCAGGAGCTTCGCCGCGCGGGCGCGCTTGATTTCCGCCATGAGGTTCTTGCGGAACGTCGCCGCCTTCGGATGCAGGTATGTGCGCCCGCCGCCGTTGCGCCATGTATGGTTGACCGACGGCGGCCAGAGCGGGAAAAACTGCCGGAGCATCACTTATGCTCCCCCAGGATGTACCTACAGCACGTCGCAATCACGTCCAGGGCTTCATCCTTCTGCCGCTCTTCGCTCTCGCCGCTGACGGCTTCCTTCAGCTCCGCCACTTCGCCCAGGATAATGGCGAACGCCGCCGTGGCGCCCATGCCCGCCCAGTCTGGATGCTTCGCCCTGGCATGCTCTATCCGCTCCAGAATCGCCGTGCACAGACAGCTGTCGCGCTGGATGATTTCCTTCCGCCTGGTATCGTCTTTCCTGCCCATGTTCCGCTCCGAACCCCGGGAACCTCCCGAAAGGTTTTCCCGAGGTTTTCCCGAGGTTTAATTTCAATTAAAAAAAGACATTAATAATAAAAATATAATTATTCCTTAATACCCCCCCCCTTAAACTTAAAAAGCTTAAAGGGGTACCCCCTCGGGAAAAGTCCCGAGGTTCCGTTTATCCTGCTGTTTTCCTTGGCTAAAAACCTCGGGAAAACCTCGGGAAAAAGCGTCGGGAAGTTTCCCGAGGTTCTAGCCATCATGCACCTCCGCCAGGCAGAAGAGGGTCGTTTTTGGACCTTGCGCGTTGTCGGATGGCTTTTCCACCAGGCTGCCTTCGGAGAGCAGCTTTTTCAGCACGCGGTCGACCATGATGGTGTCCACGCCCTTGAGGTTCTTTTCCAGCACCCAGCGCGGCGCGCCGATTTTCCCTTTGTGGGAAAGGACGTAGCCGCGCACGGCCTTGACGGCGCGCTGCGTGAGCTTATGGAAGTCGCTTTCCGCGATGTTGCCCTGCATCTGCGCGGCGGCGTTGGTCAGCAGCGCGTCCACGAGGGCGCACGCCCATTGGACGCTGGGCATGCGCACGGTGCGCGTGTCCTTGCCGTCCAGGCTTATGGCATGCAGCAGGGCCAGCTTGTGCGCGTGCTCTGCCGCGCGCCCGTAGAGGGAGGAAAGCCCTTCGTCTGTTTTCAGGTACTTGTTGCGCAGCTCGAAGTAGCGTTCCGCCCAGGCTTCAAAATAGGCGGCCGCGTTGGCGTCCTTTTCAACTGTGCGCGGAACGGGTGCGGAAAGGTTGCCGTTCGAATCGTCAACGGTGCGCGGCAAGCCTGCCAGTTCCTTCACATGCGTCAGCAGGTCAGCCGGCACAGCCGTGTCGGTGCGCTTTTTCGGGCGCTCCACATCGTGCCGCGACTCGAAGATCAGGCAGCGCGCCAGGAATCCGTCCGTGGCTTCGCCGCGCGTCATGGACTCCCAGAAACGGTCCGGCGTGGACGCTCCATACATGGAGAGGTGATGCCACTTTACCAGGATGTTGTTGTTTTCGTCGGCGTACTGGCGGGAGTATGCGCGGTCGGTGCTGGAAAAGAGCTTCATCAGCAGCGCCGGGATTTCCGCCGCCGGCGACATGGGGCGCTTCATGGCCGTGAGCAGCAGCCCTATTTCGTCCAGCAGGTAAAGCGCACTGGCATGCGCATCGTTGGCCAGCCAGCGCAGGATTGCCGCCTCGGACGAAACGCTGTTGCCTGCCAGGCAGTTCTGCGCGTTTTGCCCCGCCTTGATGAACACCTGCGGAATGGCGGCCTGCGGGCTGTCCTTGCCCGCGCCGGAGTAGCCAAGGGCCAGGCAGTAAAAATTGGTGCGCAGTCCTGTTTCGGTCATGAATTTCTGCCCTGCCAGGGTGCCGACCGCGGCGATCGCCCCGGCCAGCGCGAACACGGGATGGGAAACGGCGCTCGCCTTTTCCGTGTAGTCCATCAGCTCGCCGAGCAGCCCGCCGGGATGCAGCACGCTTTCCGGCAGGGAGAATTCCTCCGGCTCCGCGGGCAGCGCCACGGCTTCCGGCGCGTCTTCGCCGGGGTGGTTGCGCTGGTGCGTGTGGAACACGCTCTGCACCGTCTTTTCAAGCTCTGCGTTGGCTAACGGCTGCTCCAGCGTGCCGTTCCATCCACGCGCCATGAGGAGGCATTCATCGATGCCGAGCTTGTTCACGGTTATCCATTTCCCGGTCAGCTCCGCCAGGCGGTTGTTGCGCTGGCCCTTTGCCACGGGCTCCGCCGTGAGCATGGGCTTGGCGCCGGACAGGTCAATGCCCAGCCCCGGCTTCGGCTGCCGTTCCGCCGGTGCGAACTCCGCCAGCCCGTCCCAGCCGTCCAGCCCTGGGGTGAATACCCATTCATACTGGTGCCCGCTTGCATGGATGCTGGGCGGCGCAACGACGTATCCGCCGTCCGCGCGCAAATCGACTTCCGGCGCGAGCCGCGCGCGGTTGCCGATCTGCCCGCCGGGATGCCTGAAGTATCCGTGCCAGCCCTTGCCCGTCTTCACATAGACGGACGTGACAGGCATGTTCACCCGCATCCAGTTCAGCCCTTCCTCGCCGTCCACATCGACAACGACCAGGCCGGAAACCGCGCCTGTCACGATGCCGATGTTCGCGTCCGGCCATTGCGTCCACCATTGCTCCACTTCTTCCTCTGTGGGCCGGCGGCGCTGGTATTCCGCCCAGGAGGCAAGAAGCGGCTTCTTGTCCCTGGGGCGCAGCGGGATGACGCTGAACTCGCGCTTGCAGAGCAGGTCCAGCGCTTCATCTAGCATTGCCATCGCGCAACCCCTCCGGGCAGAAATTGCAGTCCTTGCGGTCTATCCATTGAAAAGCCTCCCTGCCGCACGGCTTGAGATGGGGATGGCTGCGTGCGGCTTCTGCCAGCCTCTCCCACGAAACAAAGCCCGCCTGCCGTGGGTCCGTCACCGTGTACGGGCACCGGCACGGGCCAAGGTCACGCCTGCGACGGGGCAAGGGCTTTCTCCTGAAGGTTGTCGGGTGCCGGCCACAGGTCAGGGCGAAGCTCCCAGCGCGGGATCCCAAGGACCTTTTCATAACGGAGGGCACAACGCACACCGATAGAACGCATCCCCTTGATTTGCTGCCACAAAGTGCAATATGGCAGGCCTTTTTTCGATGCGCTTTTCGGTGACACTCCATACTTCGCAAAAACGTCTTGAATTTTTTCCATGGCGATTAAGTATTTTCTTTTGCATAAAAAATCAACTACAAAATATTCATCATTTGCTGAATTGTGCTTTTGCATAAAACTATGTATGGAGTATCATTATGAAACTTTTTTTAGAATCAGCTATTGACGCCCTTCGCAACTATGTGAATGAGCGGCACGACGGCAATGTCAGCCGGGCAGCAAAAGCTCTCGGTATGAAGACCAACATCCTTTATCAGTGGCTCGCTGGAACACGCTCCCCTAGCCTTACGTCGCTGGGACCTGTTTTTGACGCCATGGGGATTACGTTAGACCTCCCCGGGGTGGAAAGCTACGACTTCGACTACATCCCCAAAGTCGCCGCCAAGGCAGGCGCCGGCTCCAGCCTGGAGACCTCCGGCGAGACCATCGGACTCTACGCCTTCCGCAAGGACTACATCACCGCTCAGGGCATACATCCGAGGAGCAGCATCCTGCTCGACGTCGTGGGGGATTCCATGGAGCCGCTGCTCAAGGAAGGCGACACCATCCTGGTTGACCAGGCGGATAAGGACGTGAAGGACGGCAAGACCTACCTTGTGGCATACGGGGAGGAGCTGAAGGTGAAGCACGTGCTCAAGTCGCCCAGAGGGCTGATCCTGCGCTCAGAAAACACCCGTTATGCCGACGTGCTTATCGAGCCTGAGGAACTAGGGACCTATGCTGTTATTCATGGGCGCGTGCGTTGGTTCGGGAGGATGATGTAACGAATGAGCCCCGGCGCTGACCGGGGCTTTGTATTACCAAACATGGAGGAATATATGAAAGTCGACAGGAAAAAATTTGAAAACCACATAAACAAATTTGCACTTAAGCCATGTCCCCTTTGTGGACAATTAAACTGGACTTTTGTGGACATGGTCTTTCAGCTACCAGAATTTAACCCAGATCCCGATGATCCATCCATTGGAAAATCATACCCCGTTGTGCCTGTTATGTGTGAAACTTGTGGCAACACCATATTTATCAGCGCAATTGTCGCAGGTCTTGCGCGTAATATTGGAAAACAATCATAATAACAGAGGGGCTTCATGGGATTTAAAGATTTATTTTCTATTTCTGGCGAAACATATTCACATATTAAAGACATAGGGAAAATCGAAGAAAAAGTTGATAATATTTTACACATACTAAACTCAAAAGAATTTGATAAAAAAGTTATAGCAGCAATCGAAGAACATAAAAATAACAAAAACAATTCAAAAACAAATGTCAAAAACAGCAGTTATGCAAAATGGACTTTAATAATTGCAGTTATTGGGCTGATAAAAAGTTTTTTTCCAGAAATAACATCATTTTTTTATTTTATAAAAGAGCATATCTAAAGCAATCAAGAAAATTGCTATAGATTGTATCTTATCAAGGTCAACAACATCAAAAAATTGTTTTAATATTTCCATCTCTCTTCCCTCCCCCGCTTCGGCGGGGATTTTTTTATTTTTTTTGCTTTTTTGCAAAAACAGCAAAATTTTTTTAAACAATTTTTATGCAAAAGACAATTTTTTAAGTTGACAAGTTTTATGCAAATGAATAAATTTCTTTTCACCGAACGGACAAACGTCCTTCGGGGAAATTTCCAGGGCGGTCCTGGAAAGCGCGGAAAAAGAGACTCCCCAAGTTGCGGTTCCGCGCAGGCGAACGGGCAGGGGCGAAGCGCAACGCCTTAGAGCGCCAGCCCCTCCCCCACAGCCAGCCGCCCAGCATATTCAGGGATGGTCCCTGGAGCGCGGTTCTTTTTGCTAACGTTATAGGACGTGTCAGCCGCGCAGGCCCCTGGGGCGGGCAACATGGTGAAGCACCGCCCGCCCCATCACAACCCTCAGCAGACACAGGAGGCAGCCATGAAGGCAATCAACAAGAAAGCACTGGGAAGCGCGAAGGAAAGCCTCGGCGACATCCGCGTCTCCATCGAAGACATTTTGCAGGACGAACGCGACGCTTTCGAGGCGAAGAGCGAGAAGTGGCAGGAAAGCGACCGCGGGCAGAGAGCGGAAGACGCCATCGCCGCGCTGGAAGACATCGTCAACACCCTCCAGGATGCGGAAGACAACCTGGAAGACCTGCTGGGGGAATAGCATGACCACGCGCGAAATCATCTGCTCCATCATCATCGGCATCGCCATCGGAGGCCTTTTCTCCGCGTGCTTCATCGCCGGAGTTTCCAAGGGGCTTGCCAGTCGCGACGCCGAAACCGGCATCGACTCCCGCGCCATTATTGAGGAGGCGCTGCATGGAAACTAGGTACACGCTCCACGATCTGCGCCGCGACCGCGCGCAGTACGAGGCGGAAATGGCCTGCTACGATGAGCTGGACTGGGCAAGGCGCCGCGACTATTTCGCCGCCCTCCGCAAGTTCCGCATGGAAGGCGGGCAGCTTGAAGCGGCACACAACATCAAAAGCGGCAGCATGAGCCGCACGGAACAGGAGGCATGACATGTGTTTTGGAATGGGATGTGCTTATGAGGATGCCAGGGGCGAATGCAAGCGCAAGGGCAGCTACCCGCCCGCCGACGCCGCCTGCATGGAAGGCGAAGACATTTTCGCAGGCCTTTTTGAAGAAGATGATGAGGAGAGGGAAGGAATGACACTGGATGAACTGATTGAATCCGCAGTCCAGATACAGCGCGAAATCACCGCCCGCCAGGAAGAACTGAAGGCGGTCAAGGCGGAGCTGGAAAAATTCTGCGACTACCCCGAAGGCAAGAACACCGCGCACATTTTCGGCGCAGGATACAACGTCACGGTTCAGCGCAAGAGCAACACCGCCTGGGACCAGAAAAAGCTGGAAGCCGTGCGCAAGGCCATGGGCAACGAGGCGTTTTTCAAGGTGTTTTCCTGGGAGTTCAAGCCCGCCGGCGCGAAGCAGCTGAACGCCTACATGGATTTCGGCGACCCCGCCATCATCGACATGATCAACGGCGCCCGCACGGTGAAGCCCGGCGCGTCGCAGTTCACCTTCACCCCGTGGCAGCAGGGAGGCGAAGCATGAAGAAAATCACCGCACAGACGGCAAGCCGCATCTGCGCCCTTGTCATTGGTCCCGCAGGCATCGGCAAGACGTCCCTGCTCCGCTCCATCGCCGGGCAGAAATACGACCCCGCAACCGGCGCCTGGGAGCAGGCGTACGAACCGGCAGGCAGGGTATGCACCCTTTCCGCGGAATCCGGGCTGCTCTGCGTCCGCGACCTTGTCACCAGCGGGCAGGTCGAGGGCTACGAAATCGAGAGCTACAAGGACATGGCGGATATTCTTGCCCAGCTTGGCAGGCAGGAATTCCAGGAGCGCTACCAGTGGATATTCATCGACAGCCTCACGGAAATCTCCGCCCGCTGCGTCGAGTACGCCAAGAGCCGCTTTCCCTCCAGCTCCGACACGTTCAAGGTCTGGGGCGAGTACAACGACGCCATGACCGCCCTGATCAAGGCCTACCGCGACATGACGCAGTACAACGTGGTTTTCACCTGCCTGGAAACCATCGACAAGGATCAGAATAACGTGAGGTACAAGGCGCCCATGGTCAGCGGCAGCGGGCTGAAGGAGCGCCTCACCTCCTACTTTGACGAGGTGCTTTATATGGACCGCCTCATCGACGAAAACGGCGCCGCCCGCATCGTGTTCAAAACGCGGGAAATGGGCGTCGCCAAAGACCGCAGCGGCAGGCTTGCCGCCATCGAAGAGCCTTCGCTCCTGGAAATCAGGAACAAGATACTGGCATAACGGAACCGACACACTTTAAACCGAAAAATGGAGAAACAGCATGAACCTGAACATGAACCTTTCCAACGTTGATGATTCCGCATACAAGCCGCTGCCCGCAGGCGACTATCCAGTCCGCGTCATCGACAGCGAAGTGCGCGAAAGCCGCAGCGGCGAATCCCGCCTGTCCTTCACCTACCAGATCACCTCCGGCCAGTACGCCGGCCGTCAGATCTTAGACGGCTTCAGCCTGTGGTCCTCCAACCCTACCGCGGTTGAAATCTCGCAGCGCCGCCTCAAGAGCATGGCGCTCGCCTGCCATCACCCGAACCCTAACTACATCCAGGACAGCAGCGAGTTCCACGGCAAGGAAATGATCGTGCGCACCGCCATCCGCGAATACAACGGCAACGAGTACACCGACGTCAAGCGCTACACGCCCATCATGCAGGACGTAGCGCAGCAGCCATCTCCCAGGGCGCAAAGCGCAGCGCGTCCTTCCCCCAGGACCGCCACGCCTCCGCCGCAGCCGGCTGGCAACGGCGCGGCCCTGCCCTGGGAATAAATCCTCCTCTCCAACCCGCTAGCTTTGCCGTCTAGGCGCCCCGCCGCGCAGGCAGTTTTCCCGGCCTTTCTCCCTGCCGTTTGAGGCGGCGGCGGCGCAGAGCGCAACGGCAGCAGACCTCCTGACCTACAACAAAAAAGGCCGCCAAATTTTCACGGATACCGCCATGGAACTGAGACCCTACCAGCAGCAAGCCTTCGACGCCATCATGGACGCCATGCGCACGGAGCAGTTCATCCTCTGCCAGGCAGCCACGGGCGCGGGCAAGACCATCCTTTTCTCCGCCATCATCCGGCATTGCATGGAGCAGTACAAGATGCGCATCGGCATCCTTGCCCACCGCGAGATCCTGGTGAGGCAGGCGCAGGACAAGCTGCTGAAAGTCTGGCCTGGCGGGAAGGACAAAATCGGCATCGCCTGCGCGTCGGCGTCGCACGACGTGCAGCTTTTCCGCCCCGTCCTCATCGGCTCGCCGCAGACGCTGGCCAACAGGCTGGACGCCCTTCCCCCGCTGCACCTGCTCATAATCGATGAATGCCACCGCCTCCCGCCAAGGAACAAGGAAAGCCAGTACGGCGACCTGCTCCAGGCGCTCCTGGCAAAGTACTCGAAGCTGCGCGTGCTGGGCGTCACGGCGACGCCCTACCGCCTGAATCACGGGTACGTTTACGGCAAGAGGTGCCGCCCGAAATCGGAAAACTGGTTCAGCCGCATGGCATACGGCATAAGCATCGAGACATTGCAGGAGCAGGGCTTTCTGGTGCCGCTCCGTGCCAAGCAGGCGGAAAATATTGAGCGTGAGCTGGCAGCCGTCAGCACGTCCGCCGGCGATTTCAACGTCGCCGAACTGTCCGCCGTCATGTCCAGGCAGGTGCATATCCAGAGCGCCGTGGACAAGTACCTGGAATACGGCGAGGGCCGGCAGCACGTTGTCGCCTTCTGCGTCACCATCGAGCATGCGGAAGTGCTGAAGCAGGCCTTTGAGAAAAGCGGCATCCCTGCCGCGGTCATCCACTCCAAAATGGCAAGGGAAGAGCGGGAAAACGCCATGTCTGCCTTTGAGGAAGGGCGCGTCACGGTGATCTGCAACGTGGGCGTCCTCACGGAAGGCTGGGATTGTACGGCAGTTGACTGCATCCTTTTCTGCCGCCCCACCATGTCCCCTGCGCTGTATGTGCAAATGGTGGGCCGCGGGCTGCGGCTGCACCCCGGCAAGAAGGACTGCCTGCTCCTGGACCTTTCCGGCAACTGCCTGCGTCACGGCGATGTCAACGACCCGTTCGTGAAAATCCCAGGCACCCCTGCTGGGAAAGAGGAAAAGAAGGAATACCGCGAATGCCCGAATTGCGGGGAGCTTTTCAAGTACTCACAGCCAGAATGCCCTGCCTGCGGCTGGCAGCCGGAAAGGCAGGCGCTTGAGGATGCGGCGGACCCCGGCGAAATGGTCGACGTCCAGTGGGGCAACGGACCGTTCGAGGCGAACGTCCAGCGCTGGTCGATGTACGAGTACACGTCCAGGGCAGGCAACCGCTTTGCCCGGCTGGACATGGTTTGCAGCATACCCGAAGCGGGCAGGCTGCCCAAAACGGTCAGTAGCTTCCTGGACTTCGACGGCGGCGTTTCAGGGTACATGCAGGACAAGGCCATCCGCGTCTGGGAGAAACTGTCCCGTGACGGCGCTAACTGGCCGGAGTCCGTCGAGGAGGCCCTGTCCCGCACGGACGAAATCCAAATGCCTCCCGTCGTTAGTGTGAAGCGGAACAAAGACGGCTATTTCAACGTCGTGAAATGGAGCGCGTAATGGCACAGATACCGCATGAAAACACCATCGCCGCTGAGATGTACGAGGCGGCCTGCCGCGAACGCGGCGAAGCCAGGGATTACCTCGGCATGTCCGGCATCGGCGACCCTTGCTCCCGCAAGCTGTGGCTGGGATTCCGCGGATACGACCCGCTCCCGCTGGACGGGCGCGCCGCCATGATTTTCGACCTGGGCAGCCGCGTCGAAGAAGCCGTGCTCCACTGGCTGGAAGCCGCCGGCTACCGCATCGAGGGCCAGCAGCAGGACTTTTCCGCGCATGAGGGATTCTTCCGCGGGCATTGCGACGGCATCATTTACGGCGTCACGGAGCGCGCCCATATCCTGGAGATCAAGAGCGCCAACGACAAGAAGTTCCAGGCGTTCAAGGCGAAAGGCATCGCCGCCGTGTCACCGACATACTACGCACAGGTGCAGTGCTACATGGGATTTTCCGGGCTGGAGCGCGCCCTGTGGGTAGTCATGAACAAGAACACCTGCGAGCTGTATGTGGAGCGCTGCCATTTCAGCAAGGACGATTTCGAGGCGCTGCGCAAGAAGGCGCTGGACATCATCTGCGCCCTGGACATGCCAGCCAAAACAGAAAACATGTGCGAATGGTGCGAACAGCGCGGCTGGTGCAATGGCGCCGGCATGCAGGCGCGGAAGACGTGCGGCACCTGCGCCTTCCTGGACATGGGTCTGAAGCCTCGCTGCCGCCGGCACGACGTGGAGTTGAAGCGCTGGGGCGCGTCCTGCCCGGACTGGATGCTCTGCGACCCGCATTGCCCGGACATGCCGTTTTAGGAGGCAGAATGAGGAAGCTGCGCAAGGATAGCGGAATCCCGCGCGAAAAAAAGTTTGCCTGCCGCTGCGAAAATTGCGGCGCTGAGTTCATGGGCACTGTCCAGTGGCAGAGGTTCTGCGGCAAAAAATGCGCCGACGCTATGCGCCGTGCGTGCCGCCTGCGGGCATACAGTGAGAAAACCATGCAGAAGGCGGACGCGGCCCGCGCCGAATGGATCAACCCTGATCCCTGGGGCTGCGATGATGAGGCAGTCTGCGGGAACATGATAAGTATAGCCAGCCCGCGGGGAATATGAATACGCGGGCATAACACAATATTCAAACAGGTATTTCCTATGTTATTCACAGGCAAAAATTATAGAGAATACGAATCACCAATTTTAATTATTCGTGATGAATTAGGAATTAAGATGTGTGATTTATGCAAAGAGGCAGGATGCAGTTCCGAAACCGTTTACAACCTTGCCTATGGCATGACTTGGCCTGTGTATATTTCTAATGGGCAGATTAAACCTTATGTTCAAAAAATTGCAGATATTCTTGGCTGCTCCGTTGAAGAATTATTCCCATTGTATTTCTGCAAAAAAAGAGAAAAACAATTTACTAACAACGAACTTTTTTTATCAGAACATACAATAAAAATATCAAGGAATACAGAAATATCTTTTCTGGAAATAGAATTTTTTAAAAAACTAAACGATGAAAGATATGCAGCAATCCCAAAAAGAACAAAAACGATGCTTTATCTGCGTTTTTTTGAAGATAGCACTTTAGAAGAAATCGCCAACGAGTTTCATTTATCAAGGGATAGAGTAAGACAACTCATCGATAAAGGACTCAGGATAATGCGCTTTGGAAAAGCCGACTTAGCGCACGATTGGAGGGAAACAGAATCATGTTGAATTATGATGAAGCCAAGCCGCTTGTGGACGCATGGGACGAACTGGAAGCCCTATATGCAGAGGAAATAAACCGCAAGGACGGCACCGCGCCGAAACTGTATACGCGAATGAAAGAGCTTTTGAAGGGGTAGCAAATGACGGAATCCTTGCTGACCAAGAAAGAACTCGGCGCCTTCTTCCGCCTCTCCCCTGCATACGCCCGCGCCCTGTGCGAAAAGCACGGCGTCATGCCCCTGAACGTGGGCAGCGGCAAAATTGCCCGCTTGCGCTGGAGGCTGTCTGACGTTATGCAGGTGTTGACCATATTGCAGTCTGGAAACGCAACCGAAGCACAAAAGGACTTCCGACCGCGCCGCAAGGGTGACGCCCGTGTCGCAGGCTTGTCGGCAAAGGAAGTCATGCAAGCCGTGTCCTGCGCCGTTCAATAGCGCAGGCAATGGCAAGGAGTACGGCAATGGCGATTCGTTTCAGACAGCAACGCGGACGGTGGGAAGTGTACTGGCGCAACCCATACACTTCCCGCCTGCAATCCGCATCGTTCAAGGAGAAGGCAGACGCGGAGAAACACGACGCCTTCATTAAGTTCAAACTGGCATGGGAGAAAGAGTATTTCCGCCCTGCCACGGCAGAGGAAAAGCGGATAGACGATAGCCTGGAAGCAGTCTATTTCGCGTACCTGAAAGAAAAGCAGTTCTCGGAAACATCAATGCACTGGCAGCTTGTCGGCATGAAACTACCCTTGGAACGCATAGGACGCAAGCGCATAACGGCAATCACAACTGCCGACCTTGCCGCCGTTCTTTCCGCGCATATCGCAAGTGGGATCAAGACAGTGACGGCACGGGGGCGAATGCAGGTGCTTTTTACGGTGCTACGCTGGGCAAAGAAGCGCGGGTACTTACCCACCCTGCCCGACTTCCCCGAACTACCAAAGGCACACTACAAGCCTATCGAAATCCCCACGCAAGCAGAAATTGCAGCCATGATTGAAGCCGCGCCCGCGCACTTGCGCCGCGTGATTATCATAGCTGCAAGCACGGGTATCCGCGTCGGTCCTTCCGAGTTATTCAAACTGCGTTGGCAAGATGTTGACCTAGCCCGCGCTGTTATCCGCGTTCAGGCAGCAAGGAAGAACCCAAAGGAACCTGTGCGGGAAGTCCCTATCCGTTCCGACCTGCTTCCCCTCATGCAGGAATGGCGGATGCTGGATACCCTGCAAGGCGTAGAATATGTCTGCCACTATCAAGGCAAGCCCATAACCTATATCACTACAGTATGGCGCAAGACCTTGCAGCGGGCAGGCATCAAGCGCAAACTCACGCCCTATTGCCTGCGTCACCTGTTCGCTACGGAAGCCATAGCAGCCGGAGCGGATATTGGAACCGTTGCAAAGCTCATGGGGCACGCTGACGCAAAGATGCTTTTAGAGCATTATCAGCACGTCCTTACGAGGCAGAAAAAAGCCGCCGTGGAAGCCCTGCCCTCCCTTGTCCAGTATGGGCAAGCGTGTATGGGCAAAAATCTCTGGACGGCTGTTCAGTGATAAGGTGCTGAAATGGCAGTCGATTTAGGAGAGGCGGAAGGTTAGTCCAGAAGCGCCGCAAGCTTCTAAATTTTGCAATAACACTTTGATTTCAAACAATATTTCCAGCCTGCAATATGGTCAAATATGGGCGGAATCTGGCGGAATCGTATGGGCAGGATATGGGCATGTCCATACAAAATTTTTCCCTCAATTTTTGCTTTACAAAAAATAAGCAAAGCCCCCTCCGCAATGGAAGGGGCTTTCTGCATGGAGCATTCAACATTCCGCTCTACTTCTTTTCCCTGTCCTTCATGGCCGTGCGGCCGGCGACGTTGGCGGCGCCGCCTGCGGAGCGCGCCATCATGCTAAGGAGGCTTTCCCGATGCTTCGCAGCTTCCTTTCCTGCCATGTTCACCAGGTAAGCCGCGTATGCGGGGTCGAGCATGGCGGAAACAAGGCGCTGCGTTACTGCGTCGTTGGTGCCGCTGAACAGGAACTTGTTTGCGGCACCCTGGGCCATGTTGCCGACAAGGCTGCCAAGCCATGAAGACGCAGCACTCGTGCCCGTGTCACCCCAGAAGCGCCTTGCCAGGTCCTGCGTCGCCAGAAGCTGCGCCGTGGGGCTGCCGTTGACCCTTGCCACCTGTTCTGCCCGCCGTGCCCGCGCTGCATCCGCCTGGACGGCTGCAAGCGCGTCCAATTCCGGCTGTGTAAAGGTTCCTGTGCCTTGCGGTCCAAAGCGCATGCCTGCATTGCCCTGGAGGTCCACGCCGCGGCGAAGCCCCCATTCGTCGCCGGTTTGCCGTGCCGCGGCTTTCAGTCCGCCAAGCTGCTGTTCCTGCCTGCGCACAAATTTTTCGAGCTGGGAAACCTCTTTTTCCAGGTCGGGTATCTCCTTCAATGCGGCAGCGTAATCCTTGCGGAACTTAGCAATGCCTGCGGAGCTGAGCATGCCGTCTCTGCCCATGGCCGCCGAATGCAGCAAGCCGCGGGCATATTCCTTGATGGCGGCATCCGCTTTTTTGTCGCCCTTGGCCATGCGCTTGAACGCCCGCATGTTTTCCGAGCCGGCGTTGCCCTTGCTGAAATACCTGCCTGCGACAGCAGTGTCGGAAATGGCTTCTCCCGTCAGCGTGTTTCCGCGCCGTCCCATCTGCTGGTTGACGCCGGTCTCAAAGTCCTGCCCCTGCTGAATCCTCGCCGCCCGAGCCGCTTCGAAGCGCTGCGCCTGCTCCGGCGTGAAGCCGTTCACCGTGGCGTTTTCCAGATAGTCGTCGAGGTTTTTCTTCATGCCCTGGGCAATGCGCGCCGTGCCTGCGTCACCGCTCCGCGCCGCACTTTCCGCCATGTCGGTGAGGGTCGTGCGCATGGCCTGCAAATCCGCATAGGTCGCCGGCGTGCCGTTGCCGATGTCCTGCGCGATTTTCGCCTGCATGCTGCTGACAGCCGCCGGGACTTCCGCATAGCGGCTTGTGCCGATAAGCCTGGCATTTGCCTCGTAGATGGGTTCCAGGTCGAAGCGTGCCGTTGCCAGCGGGTCAATGTCGTCATACGCCTTGCGCGTAGCCGCGCGGGCCGCTGCATAGTTGCGGTCGTACACGCTACGGATCGCCGGTCCTGCCGCGTCTGCGTCAATTCCAGCAGGCAGGTTTTTTGCAGCCGCTTCGCGTTCCGCTGCAAGCCGCGCGTTCGCCGCGGAAATGGCGTCATCTGCCGCGGTGTTGCGTGCAGCAGCCTGTGCCATGTAGCGCTCCTGCAAAGCCTGCCCCTGCCCCGAAGACTGCAAGCCTTTTTCCAGCGTTGCGAGGTTCTCACCAGGGTGAAGCTGTCCAAGTGTAGGGGCGCTGCCCGGAACGATTTCCTTTGCGTTCTTCGCAGCGTTGACAACATCGTCGGGATTGCCGCCTGCGGCCCGCGCAATGGTGCGCCCTGCTGCCCTGTCCCTTCCCGCGTCCGTGAAAAGGTCAGCAGCCCGCGCAGCGGTTCCGCCGGCACGCCCTGCAATCCGCGCAGCTGTAAGTGTAGCCGCCGGGGAAAGTCCAGCAGCAATGCCAGCCGCCATCTGCGTTCCCGTTCCGCCGCCTTCCTGGCGGACTTTCTCCGAAGCAAGCCCGGCAAGGGCGGAGCCTGCAATCTGCTCCCCAGGCGCCATTGCCATGACCTTGCCCACGCCTTGCATAACGGGGTTCGCAGCGCCGGACGCCCATTGCCCCGTCAAAATCCACGGGACGGCAGCCGCGCCCATCTCCACGCCGCTCTGGATGAGCTTTTCCGTGCCTTCCTTCGCCTCCGGCAGATTCAACGCGTCAGCAATGACCTTGCCCTGCGGCTTGAAGTATTCCGGATCGCCGCCCAGCAGTCCGTTGACGTAGTTCATCGGGAGCCGTGCAATGTCCGCAACGGAGCCAAGCCCCTGGATAACGGAGCGCGTCCCCACTCCGAACTGCCGCGCCGCTTCAGTCGGAATTACGGAACTAAGCGCGTCCGCCCCTCTCTGGATGAAGGACTTTTCCCCTTCCGTGGGGGCGTCGTAGTCTTCGCCCTCAACGAGAGTTTCCAGCTGCAAGCCGGAATCGCCGGAAGGCTGTGAAGGCTGCGGCGCAGGCTGGGATGCAGCCTGAGGAGCCGCAGGGGCATTTTTTTCATCCTTCCGCCCGAGGTCGAAATCGGGCAGCGGCTGAACGCTGCCATCCTCGTCCTGATAGAACCGCGCCCCGGTCGACTGGCTTGTCCCGATGCGGAGCTGGACGACGGTGCCGTCGTTTTTCCTTCCAAAGTATTCCCCGGTCGAAGGACTGTATCCTATCTGCATGGCCGCGCTCCTTATTTCCACACGATGTCATTGGGCGGCTGCACACTGCCTTTCGGCTTTGCGCTTGCGCCGTATTTCCCTTCAAGCCCCGCGAACATGGGGTTCTTTGCAGAATAATCCCTCACCTGGCTGTAAAAGCCGTCATCCAGCATTCCGTGCTGCCGGACATACTGCCCAGCCATTTCCGCAAGCTCAATCTTGCGCTTCGCCATCCGGCGCGTCATTTCCACGGACATCCTGTTGCCCTCTGTGGATTTGTTCAGGCTGGGTGCCATGCTCACAAGGAACTCGCGGTCCTTGTCCGACATCGCGCCAGGCATGCCGAAGCCGCTGTCCGGGTTGCGCATCGCCAGCGCAAGCTCGTTGCCTATCCGCTCAAACGTTTCCGCATTCGCAGCGGCCTGGGCATCGCCAAGGCCAAGGGCAACGCCAGTCTTCCTAAGCGACTGCACAACATCGCCGCCCGGCCCCGTGTAAAGGCCAGAACCCAGTATCTTGTCAAGCTGATCCATTTTGGCCATGGTGTCATGTGCAGCCGTTGCACCGCTTTGCAGCCCAGTGTAGGCATCCGCATTCTTCTTCGCCAGCTCCTCAGCAAATTTCTTCGCCCCTGGAGAAAAAGCGCTTGCAGCGAGGTTAAGCGGGTTGCCGTCCTTGTCCGTGGGCACGCGGATTTCGCCCGTGTCCTTGTTGATGAGCATGCCGCTGTCCGTGACGGCCCAGTTGCCCCTGCCGGCAGCCAGCGCGGCATTCTGCCTCGCCAACGCCAGCCTGGCGCCTTCCATGCCGAGCCGCTGCCGCTGCATGGCAAGGTCCTGAGCCATCTTGGCCGCATCCAGCCCGAACTTGCGCTCCGCCATGTTGTTGCGCCATGCGTCCTGCCCGCGCTGGTATTCGCGCTCGTCCTTCTTCCACTGGTCTTCCATCTCCAGGCGCTTCTTCGCCTCCTGCATCTTCTGCCATGTGCCGTATGCATTCAAGGCGTCGCCGCCTGCCGCGCCCACAAGCTGCCCGACCGAGCGGTTGCCGTTGTTGCGCGCAAGCATGGAAAGCCCGGCGATGAGCCCCAGGGCGGGAAGGTTGTCCCTCATGCCCTGGAACGCCGTCTGCTGGTCCTGCGCCTTCTGGTCCGCCTCTGCAAAGGGCGAGGCCTGCCCGAATCCGAAAAATGCCATGTTGTGCCTCCTTTAGAACAAGCCGAGCATGCTGCCCAATGCCGCGCCCCCGAGTGCCCAGGGACTGGTCAGTGCAGCCGTGCCGCTGAGCCCGCTCAATGCCGCGCCCAGGCCGCCGCCTGTCAACGCTCCGCCGACAACATTGCCCACCGTGCTCCCGCGGGCCTGCTGACCGGTTGCCGTGCTGGTGCCGCCGAAGCTGCCCTGGATAAGGCTGTTGTAGTTGGCCAACGCCTGCAGGGCGCGCTGCGCGTTGTAGTTGTATCTGTCGATGTCGGCGTTGATTTTCTGCTGGTTGTAGTCGTCCATGATGCCGCCCGCCTCGGAGAGCATGGCTGCCGCCGTAAAAGGCGTCTGCGCAAGCTGCTGCTGCGTCGCGGCCGCAAGTATCCGCTGCCCCTGCCCCGCATTATACAGGCTGCCCGCACTGTTGGCCGCGTCCGCCCGCTGCCCGTAGGCGTTGATGAGGTTGCCGATGCCCGCGTTGTAAAGCTGGCCCGCGTTGGAGAGCATGCCCGCCCGCGTGGAAAGGTCCTGGTTGTACAGGCCGCCCGCGTTCTGCGCAGCATTGATGCGCTGACCAAGGGCGGCGTTGTACGCGTCCGCCGCGCTGTTTGCGGCATTAACCGCAAGCTGGTTGCCGGCGTTGTACAGGTTGCCCGCAGCCTGCTGCGCGTTGATGCCCTCGCTGATGCCCTGGTTGTACGCCGAAGAAGCAGCGTTGGCCGCGTTGATGCGCTGGTTGTAAAGATTGGAATACATCTCGTTGGCCAGGTTGTTGGCTGCGTCCGCTGCTGCCGCCTCGTGCGCGCCGGAACCGTACCTGCCAGCCCTGTTGAAATTGCTGTCCAGCGAAGCCTGCGCCTGATTGTTGGCGCGCTGGTACAGGGAATCCATGTACGGGTTGTCGTTGGTCGCAAGCTGGTTCAGCTGCGCCATCGCCGCGTTCCCCGCATTGATGCCGGTGCCGGTCGAGCCCAGCAAATTGCGCATCGCCGCGTTGCCCGCGTTAAAATCTTCCGTGGCGTAGCCGTTGAGCACCGTCAGCCCGGCGTTGCCCCTGCCCGTGGCCTGGTTCGCCAGCGTGTTCAGCGTGGAGTAGCCGGCATTGCCCTTGAGCGTGTTGGAGTTGCCCAGCTTGTTCAGGCTGTTCATGGCGGCGTTGCCGTTCAACGCCTGCTTTGCCGTGACGGGAGCCTTTGCCGCCAGCGCGTTGAGCTGGTTAAGACCGGCATTGTTCTTCAGCGCCTTCCCGTTGGAAATCTGGTTTACCGTTGAAGTCGCCGTTTTTATGAGCGGGCTTTTTACAAGTTCGTTTGCCGCCTTTGCCTGCATCTGCAAGGCCTGCTGCGTCCATTTGCTCTGGTCCGCGACGGTGTTGCCCTTGTAATATGCAGGGGCAAGCGCGTTGTTGGCCGCGGTCATGCCCGTGATGTTGCCTTTCTTGTCCGTGGTGGTCCAGCCATTGAAAAGCGAGCCTGCCGCCTGGAAAGAAGGGAGCAGGTATTTTTTCTGTTCACTCCACGGTTCCGTTTTCGTGATGGTCGTTCCGCCGCCTTTGCTACCACCAAAACTCATATTTCCTCCTTTAGAGCGTTGCAGCCCATTCGGGAATTTCGACGCGGCTTGCTGTCGTTATCACGCCGGGAACATTTTCGCCCGTGTCAAAGCACCATTTCAGCCCGGGAACGACGGCATGGAAGCGGACTCCCGTGCGCTCCGCAAGTTTCAGCGCCTTCTCGTTGCAGGAAGGAATGATGCCGATGATAGTATCAAGAACAAACCCACCGCTTTTTGTGCGCTCCCAAAGTGCGGTGCCCAGGATATAAAGCCCGAACCCCCGCACAGCTGGCAGCTTGCCTGTCGGTGTGCCGATGATGAACGCCTGCCCGAAGGGAAGCGAAACAAAATGGCAGTGCGCCGTCTTCCCCTCCCTGTCCGTGAGGAAGAACAGACCGCAGGGTTCGCTGCGGAAGAGGATGAGCCATGCAGGCACATCCTCGCAGCGCAGCCAGTGCGCAAAGGCATCCCCGTCCATGGGAGGCATGCCGAACATGACATCCCTGTCACGTCCTGCGTTCCGCACCATCTCCCATACGGCGGCAAGCTGCCGGTCAGTGAGGTCTGCCTTGTAGATTCTGGCAAACTCGCCCATGCCCTAGCCTCCGAAGCCGCCGTTCATCCAGGGGAGGTTGAAGCCCTGGGCGAACTGCGCAAGGCTTTCCGGCGTGGGGTTGACGCCGCCGGGGAGCATCGCCCCCATGCCGCCAGCCGGCACGCCCGGGCCAAAGTTGCCGCCCGCCATGGGCGCTGCGCCCGCGCCAGGAATGCCGGCGGTCAGGTCAGCTCCAGGCATCATGCCCTGGGGCAGCTGGTAGCCGCCTGCCGCGTCGGGGGCGGGAGCGCCTGCCATGCCGGGCATTGCGCCTGCCATGTCAAACTGCCCGCTGCCGCCCTGCCCGCCGGGCATGTAGGGCGAAATGTCGTAGCCGCTTGCGCCGGGCTGGCCGGGGGCAGCGTCCGCGCCTTCCTCGCCGGGCTTCTTCTTGCGCGCCATCATGCCGAGAAGCCCGGCCATCTGGGTCGGGTCGAAGTCGTCTTCCTGCTGCCTGGGGAGGGCGCCTGCCCCGGGTGCGCCGATGCCCGCATTGGGCGAGGCAGCTGCGGCGCCGGGGGTTGCGAAGTTGGGGTCCACTGCGCGATTGTAAAGTCCTGCCATGATTCTCTCCTATGATTCCAGTTGCGTTCCGTCGCCGATGAGCGCGTAGCCGAACTGCGCCGCCGACGCCGGAGCGGTTGTAAACGAAAACGCCATGCTGCCCTGCCCCATGGAGGACAGCCACCATTGCAGCCCCGCCGCCGCGGCGTTGAGCGGGATGAGCAGGGCAAGCCGCCCGTAGCGGCAGCGCGGGTCCGTAACGTTGATAGACGTTGCCCCCGCAGCCAGCGTGAAGCTTCCCGTCGTCGCCGTATGCCCGCGCAGCGCATCGTTGACGCCCGTGGCAAGGGCAAGCATCTGCGCCGGGTTCGGCTGCGGGATGAGCGAAACGAATGCCGCCATTCAAGTCTCCTACTGGTACGCGTAAAGGACGTCGCCATCGTCGCTTGCGTCCTTCACGTAGAATTTCACGGTCGTTGCCGTGGGAATGACGATGAAGCAGTTGGTGGCGTTGTCCCGCGTGCCGACCACGTAATAGCCGTCGCTGCTCACGCCTCCCACGCAGCCGGACGTGGCGCGTATCTTGCAGGTCTTGGCGCCGCTGTGCGACTTCGCCTCATGCAGGATGAACAGCGGTGCGCCCACAGTCAGCCCGGTGATGGTCCATGTCCCGTCCGCCGCTGCGTTCCACTTCGCCTTCTGCGAGACGGCCTTGGTCGTGGCTCCGGCCGCGATGTCGTTGAGCTTGGCCTTGTCCGCCGCGCTCATCAGCCCGGCCTTGCTCTCCGTGGCGTTGGAGTACGTGGTGTTCGTCGGAACCTGCCATGTGCCGTCACCGCGCAGAAAGGATGCCTGCTTGCCCTTTGCCGGAGCGGGAACCAGGCCAGCCTTGCCCGCTGCGCTCGCAGTAGCCTTCACGAAATTGGTGTACGTCGTGTTGGTGTCCTGGGCAGGGGGAGTGTAGCCCAGCGCATTGGTCACGTTCTGCTTCGTCAGGCTGATGGTGCCGGAAGCCACCGTGATGTTGCTGCCCACCTTCACCAGACCCAGCGCCGCAGCCGTCGCCGCTCCGTAGGTGGTGTTGGTGTCCGGCGGCACCTGCCATGTGCCGTCCTCGCGCAGGTACTTTTTCGTTCCCGCCGTGGTGGGCGGCTTCGGCACCAGCCCCGCCGCCGCCGTTGCCCCCGACTTCACGAAGTCGGAATATGTGGTGTTGTTGTCAGCCCCCCAGGCCGCCGTGCCGGCAGCGCTCCAGCGCAGTATCTGCCCGCTGCTGCCGCCCGCCGGGATGTGCTTGTTCCCCGCCGTGGTTGGATGCACGTAGTTGTTGGCGCCCGTGGCTATTCCGTCCAGCTTCGTCTTGTCAGCGGCGGACATCAGGCCCGCGACCGCCTGCGTGGCAAGAACGATTTTCGCCTTCAGGTCGGCCATGAGCTGACGGATGGCGTTGTTGATGCCGGAAGGCGGGCATCCTTCCGCGATGTTGATGCCGCTGATGCGGGTGTTGAGGTCGGGATTGGTATTGTAGTCGTCAAGGGCCATGGCTCACCTCGCATTTTTAAGGCGCATCATGCCACGGATTCCTATTGCGGCACAGTACAAAATTCAGCTACATGCCGCCTTCCTTTTCGACCAGCGCCTCCACCCCCACGGCATGACTCCATTCCTCCCCTGCCGGGACCTTCACCCTTGCGGCAAGGTAATTGCAGGAAAGGTGCTGGTAGCATACGCCGTCCCGCTCCTGCTCCGAATATTCGCCGCCCTGCCGCGCGTCCATCTGCCTGTCCCTCCACAGGGGCATGGCCTGCGCAGCCGCGCCGTTCACCAGGGGCCGCAGCCCGTGCACCATCATGCGGTCGCCGCCCTGCTCCGCCGTGTCGATGACCGCCTCCGTGCTGCCGCCGGAAAACGTGCCGAGCTTGTGCTCCGTGGTGGCCGCACCCAGCACGCGTCCGCCCGCCTTCAGCGCCGCGCTGTCCAAACTGGCAAATGGCAGGGCGTCCAGCGTGCCGTAGCCGTCCAGGTCTTCCAGCGTGATGCCGCGCGCGTATTCCTGGTACAGGCACTCCGTCTGCACAACGGCATAGCTCCATTTGTCCAGCGCGTAGCTGTAGATGAGCAGCCTGTCATGGACGCCGGCGGGCGCGTCTTCCGTGGGGAAGCTCCACACCGCAAGGCGGTTCTGCACATCATGCATGCCGCGCACTTCCTCCAGCCGCGCGTTGTCGCATTCGCCAAAGAACCAGGCGTCCACACGCTCCACGCCGATGCCCTTGACGCCTGCACCATCGGTCATGCGCCAGCCGTCTTCCGCAAGGAAAACGCAGGCCGGCCCGAAGTTCACCGGGGAGCGCGAAGCAACTGTGCCGTAGGTGCGGTCAAGAGGGGCGAACTGGAAGATGTACGGCGTGCCAACGTAGGTCATGCGCTGGATGCCCCGCTCCAGGAACACAAGGCCGTCCACGCCTCCGATGGCTCCCGCAATGGCCATGACCTTGCCGCCTTCCGGGAAGACCTGCTGGTCGCTCTGGACGTACTGCGCAGCGTTGGTGCCAGGGGCGGGCCACTCGTCCGGGCGGTCGATGCCACTCCAGCGGATGCAGTTCTGCACGCCGCCCGCCCTGCCGAGCACAAGGAAGTCGCGGATGACGGACAGGACCTCGCCGGAAGGCGCGGCGGTCACGGCGGCGAAGCTCTGCCCCGCGCCTGCTTGCTTGAGCAGCGCGTTGCCGTAAAGGGCATAGATGCCGTCGCCGTACTGCGCGAACATGCGGTTGGCGGAAATCGCCGTGCCGGAATGCTTCTCCGCCCATGCGCCGGAGGAAAGCTCATAGATGCCGGAGGCGGTCGCCGCCAGCGTGGCAATGGTGCCGTCCATGCCCTTGCCGACGAACACGTCCAGGGCGCGGGACGCCAGCGCCGGGGCATTCATGGCGTTCAGCGCCTGCACCGGCCTGTAGCCGCGCTTCGCGGGAAGGACGTTGCGCGCCTCCGGCGCCTGCTGCCCGCCCAGCAATGCCGCGTCCGGCTCCCACGGCCCGAACTCTAGCGTGATTCTATCCGCCATGGCATCACCCCTCCCTCTTGCCATACATGCTTATCATGCATGCGCAGAAAGATATGACCTGCTCACGGTTCATGCTCTTCATGAGGAGCATCTGCATGATGATGCCCCTCATGGCGGCGAAAAGCTCCTGCGGGTTTCTCGACTCATGCTCCGCGCGGAATTTTATCTCGTCCAGCAGTTTCTCATCCATTTGGCAGCCCCTCCACCTTCAGCAAAGCCTCATCCGCAGGGGGCTGCGCCTGCGCTCCTGCTTCTCCGGCGCGGCATATCGCCTGGAGCTTGCTCATGCGGGCATCTGCCATGGGGGCGGCATAAACATTCGCCTTGAGCCACTCACGCTCTGTTATCATTCCTGGATTGAAGTCCTTCACGAACGCCTTGCTAAACCACTGGTACAGCACCCTGCACGGCTGCTCCGTCTCCACCCGCGGCTGCCTCACGCCCTCGACCACATAGACATAGAGCTGCACATCATCCTTTACGCCGAGGAACTTGTGGTCCCAGAAGTCCACTATCTGGATGCTTTTAGGATCAGGGACGTCGCGGGAACCGTCAAAGTACGACTTCACCAGCGTCCACTGCGCATTGCCGCCGTCTGTGAATTTCTCCACTGGCTTGTAGCCCTCTATCTGCGTCAGGCCAAGCATCCCAGCGTTCTGCAATGGCGCAAGCCCCGCTGAAAAAGGATTCTTGAGCATGGGCGTCGCCGCTGCGTTCATAGGATACCCGTAGAGGCCACTATTCATCTGCGACATTGATTTTCCTCCACAGCCTCAGGCATGCGCTTGCAAGGTGCACAAGCTCATGGCTTCTGTCGGCATCGTTCGCGGCTTTTTTCAGCTCCGCCATCTCCATCTCGATAATGCCCATCATTCCCTCTTTCGTGGAGGGATACCGCTTCCACGTTTCCGGGATGGCATCAAGGACATTCCCGCTCTGCTCCATGAAAGCCCAGTCTGCAGGCTTCGCCGCAGAAGGTTTCGCGGGATGCTTCATGCGCAAAATCTTCATGATTCATATCCTCCTTGGCGCCGGATGGAGAGGAATACTCCTCCCTGTCATCCGGCTTTCCAAATGCGCGCGCCTATGCGGCCGCCGTGGTTGCTGCGGGTTCAAGGCGCTGAATCAGGTACGCAGTCTGCGCCTGGAGCTGATTGGTCAGGTTAATCTGGGCTTCCAGCGCTGCGTTTTTCGCCTGCGTTTCGGCAAGCTTGTCGCGGATGGCCTGCGTCTGAATCTCGCGCTGCAGTTCACGGTTGGCGCAGCCTTCCTGGAATATCTGGCGGCTCAGGTCGGCATGCTGGTTCTGGAGCTGAGTGGCAAGCCCCTGCGCCTGCAGGCGGTTCTCGTAGCCCTGGCTGAGAATCTGGCTGTTGATACAGCAAAGGCGGTCAGCCAGCGTCTGCGTGTTCTGCATGGACTGGATATTGGCGGCGTTGATGGCGGCGACGGTCTGGTCGCCGTTCTGGTCGATTTCGGAACTCAGCCTGCCCGTGGCGCAGCAAAGCTGCTGCTGAATCTGACCGTTGCCCTGCATCTGCGCGATGGTGTTCTGCGTGATGCCAGCTGTGACGCCAGCGGCGCTCTGCAACTGGGAAATCGTACCCTGCTGCACCTGGTCGGAAACGTGCTCGATGGCGTTTGCCAGAGAAACATCGGCAACGCCCTGTCCGGGCACCATGCCGCGTCCGCCGCCAAAGCCGAAGCCGTTTCCGTTCCACAGGCTGCCAAGGACAAGCCCGCCAATGAAGCCCGCGCCCATGCCGGCGCCGCCGAAGCCGTTTTCCAAAACAGGGAGGGACATAGTATCTGCCATAATAAAACTCCTTTCCGCATTTCGCGGAATTTTAAAATCTTACGCTGGAAAGTTGCCCCGCCAACATTGCCCCTGCCGATATGCCTTATCCGGCGTTGAGGATAGCCAGAACGGCTATCCCCCACCTGGATGGGACATCATCATCGTCATTTACGCATTACCTTCTTCGCTGCCCGCATAGGTTTCATCTCCGACGGGTGCGAGCAGGGACGCAAGCACGGCTTCCATTTCGTCCAGCCTGCGCTCAAGTTCCGTGATACGCGCTTCGGCTCTATCTGCCCTGCGCCGCTGGTATGCGGCTTCCATGCAGAGGGCTTCCTCGTAGCGCAGGCTATACATATCCCCAGCGGGAGTTATCAGCTTCCGTTCGATATGCGTCTTCGCCGGTTCGACCTCATTCCCATTTTCGTCAAGAACAGCCGGGACGTCTTCAACAACATCTTCATCATACTTGTCCTGCCATTCGTCCCAGCAGAACAGCCCATAACGAGTTGCGTCCAAATTGTGCGCTTTGAAAACAGCATCTATATGTTGGGCGATTAGCCCATTATGCAACCGGGCGCTTGCTTTGCCTTTTTCCGCGATAGCGTCCTTGAACTGAAACTGCTTCCACTCAACATCTTCCCATGCATCCAATACCGCATCCGGCACATCCTCTATGCTGTCCTTGATACGCTCGTCTGATGTGTTGATTGCACCCGCATTGAGCCACGCTTCTTTCCAGCGGACAGATGATGTCCCCAACGTATAGGTATTTGTTGCAGACGGCAGAAAGTTATTTGGGAAACTGTCCTTATCCGTGATTATTTTGTGCCAAGCCGATATGGTTTTCGTAGGATTTGCAGAATTGTAGCTCTCGATATGAATGCTTCGGAAATAGAGTTTATGGTCATTCGAATCCACCGTTCCCCAACAGCAAAAAAACTGTTTTATAATTTTAAGCGATGATGCCGTCCCAATCCAGTTCCAGACACAGCCATTGGAGCCGACAGGAGGGTCTGACCATCTGCTGGCGATATCGAACCCTCCATTGAGAACATTGGCTAAAGACACGCTGGAACGGTTTGAGGATGTTGCCGTTGGAGTTATATTGCACCAACTGTCCCATATTCTATTGTATGCATTGCTGTTCGGATTGTTCCCCATAGCTTGTACTTGTCGCACATAAGTCGGTCCATTGCGGAAATAAATCGTCTGTTTCACGCAGAATCCGCTTTCATCTCCTTCAACGACAAGCCGCCCGGGAGTGAAGGTCACATTGGCAGGAGCGTTGGCAAAAGCCGAAAGGGTAGTGCCCGCGTAAAAAGTGTACACTCCGGGCGAAACAAGTTGATTTAAATCAGTTTCATGGACTTTCTCTAATGCACGATAAGTCAACCCGCCAACATTGATAGATTTAATTTCGCTTTCGTAAAACGACAAAGCAGGCCATCCAGAACCAAGGAAATATAGGAAATCCCCTTTTATCGTTGCATCTTCGATTTCGATGAATCGTGCTTCCGGAAATGATATCTGTGTGGCAACGTTCGTATCTACATTGATGCACGAGATAACTGTCCGTGTCCATCCAGCTCCTGAACCGCCGCCACTATTCTCAATATTGTAAAGCAGACAGATAGCCCCATCATGATAAAACATATTTTGCCCGGTAGACGATTCGTAGCTGGCTAGGCTTGGGGCAACTATATCGACATAGAACTCCGTGTCCAATACTGGCGTCCCGCCCGACAGGTCATAGCGGATAATTCTTGAACCGCCATTGATGACATACAGCAGATGCTTGTCGTTATCTATTGCAACCCGCCACGATATGGCTCCGAGGCTTATCGTCCCTGTGACCGTTTTTGTTGACGGGTCCCATATTACAAGCTTCTTTGTATAATTGCCGGCCTCCCCGGGCGCGATGTATACCAAGTCATTAAGGCTGTCGTAGACCATCCCGTTGAAATGACCGCCGTCAATTCCAGAAACAGTTTGCGTGATATAATCAGGGGATGACAAGTCTGATGTAATGACGATGTATCCGGTTTCATGATTGTCTACTGCATTTTCTATACCGAGGTAAAAAACATCACGTTTTGAGTCGTAGCAAACCGACTGATAGTAATAAATTTGTGATGCGTCATTGTTCCCATCGGCATACATCAAAAACGGATAATTGAATGAGGTATAAATACGTTGAGGCTTCAAAAACTTAAGGTCGTTCGATAGGAATTTTATGTCTGACTGATTCGCGTTCATCCTCCATGTCCCGCTTGCATCGCCCACGGGGTTGACCGCCACCGTGGACGGTCCGCTTGCCTGCAAGGCAACGTACAGGTTGCCATCGCTGCCCTTGGCAATGGCTCCTGGGGAATAATCAACCGTATTTGCCCATGCCTTGGTATTGACATGCTGGTACTTGTCAAAGTCCGTGACGCTCATTGCAGCATCCGCCGCAGCGGCGGCCTGCGTGGCGGCCGTTTCGGCATTGGCAGCACTGACGCCGGCAGCGGAGGCATTTGCCGATGCGCTGTCTGCTGCGGCAAGGGCGGCAGCTTCGGATTCCGCGGCGTTTTCCGCTGCCGTTGCCGCGGCGGCCTGCGACGCAAGGGCTGCGTCCTTCGCGCTGACGGCATCATCCCTTGCGGCCTCCGCATCAGCAACCAGCGCGGCACCTTCCGCATCAATGGCGGCAACCTGCGCGGCGCCCGCGTTTGCTATGGATGTCTCCTGCGCTTCGATGGCGGCCTCCAGCAGGCTCATGGCTTGCTCCTGCACCGTCTCCTGGATGGAATCGATGACATCGGACGCCTTGCCGTCTATGGCGGCAATCTGGCTTGCACCCTCCGCCGCAACGGCTGCGGCCTGCGCAGTCCCAGCCGCCTCGACAATGGCAACCTGCGACGCGGTCACGCCTTCGATGGCCGCCATCTGCTCCGAGCCAGCGGAGTTGACGTCCAGCACCGCCTGCGCCGCTGCCGCCGTGATTTGCTCTCCAAGCGCGGCGACGTTTTCCGCAGTGTCGATGATGTCGGCGGCGCTGCGCTCCACATCGCCGTCATGCAGCCAGTCCTTCGTGTTCTGGTCGCCGTAGGACCAGGTGTCGACAACGTCAGCCATGCTCATACCCTCCTTGCGGGTTTCATCTGCAGGTTTGCCGTGAAGCGCGCGCGGCGCTCATTCGCCTCCGCCTTCTGCCTCGCGGCGGCGTAGTATTGCGTCCACATTTCTAGCGGGGCGGAAGACCGCGTGAACGGTCCGCTCTCCACAAGGGCGCCGTAAAGGTACAGGTCGGGGAACATCCGCAGCACGTTGTTTGACTGCTGTTCGTCAGAAAGGGGCGGGATTTCCCCGTAATAGGTCAGCCGCAGCTCCCCGGCGGCGTCCGGCGCGGGCAGCAGGTACAGCCTGTTCGCAATGATGGTGTACTGCCGCGGCATGCCGCTCTGCTGGCCAAGCTCCTTGTATTCGTCGGGCGGCGTGTAGCGCAGGTTCTGCACCGTGCCGCCGTCCCTGCATTTCCATGCCAGGTCGCGCATTTCCAGGAACACCTTCCAGTCGCCATCCACGCGCCGCTCCGGCAGCTCCACGATGAAAACGCCGGCGGGAACATAGGCGGTCGCCACCTGCTCCATGATGCGCAGCCGCAGTTCGCGGTTCATGCGCAGCTCCGCCAGCCGGATGAAATTCGGTATGCGGGATGCCAGGTCCTTGCGCCCCAGCCAGTCCGCCACCGCCGCCTTCAGGCCTTCGTATGTGGTAAGGTCTGCCATTAGATGCCTCCTCCTATTCTGCGCCGCCGAGCAGCCCCATCATGCCGCCAAAAATCGCCTGCGCGCGGGGGCTGTCGGCAATGAATTTCCCAAATTTTTCCGCAAGCCCGGCGCCGCCCCTTGCCAGTGCCTGCCCGGTGGCGACGAGCGGCACGGTTTCCGATGCTCCTTTGTTCAGCCCGTACACCATGCGCTCCGCATTGTTCCACGGGCGGTCAAGCCCCATGGCGTCCGCAGCCGCCGCGCCGGGATTGCCGAAGCGGTAGTCCGTGAACGGCGCAATGGCGGCGTTGGCAATGGCGTTGGGCCCCATCTCCGCAAGGCCTCCCAGCCCCTCAAGGACTGCGCGGGAGCCGTAGGAAAGCCCGTGCCGAACATCGCCCCAGCTGACGGGCGCGCCCCATCCCTGGTTCTGCGCTGCCGCCACCAGCTCGTTCTGGATAGGGTTGCCCGCAGGCTTCCCGTCCCGCGCAACGTAGCCCATCAGCCCGCCGTACTGGGTTGGATCGGCAGGAAGGCCCTTTGCTTCCGCTGCACTCGCCTCGCGCGGCGACATGGCGGCAATGGCGCCTCCGATGGGCAGGAGCCCCTTCGTTATCATCCCCTTGACGGGCATCCCCCAGTATCCCTGCTCCGCTATGCTGTCGCCAGGTGAGGAAATGTCTGCTGCACGCGCCTTTGCCTTGATAAGGTCGTATTCCCCTTTGAGCGCGGACTCACCGTGCCCCTTGGCATAGGCCTTGGAAGTCGTCACCCAGTCGCCGGTGTTGAAATCGCGCACTCCTTTCGGAACGGCGCGGTAAATATCAACCATGGCCTCCGGATTGCCACGCACGGCATTTATGGCCTCCATTGCCTCAATGTCGACCTTGGGGTCGCTGGAGTATGTCTTGTAATCCGAAGCGTGCCGCCCGTAGATGCCCGGGAAAAGGTTGTCCAGGTCGTGCAGGCCAGCGCTCATTTCCAGGTCTGGCGTAGGGCGGTGCCTCATCATGTATTCCAGGGTTTTTTCACCCAGGTTTTTCAATCCTGTAAAGCTAGCCATATCACACCCTCTCCAGCGTCGTGCGGAACGCACGGTTTCCGGGGTCGTTGAGGAATCGCCGCAGAGCCTCCGGGTCGTTCAGCAGGTCAATGCCCTGCGCCTTGGCGATGTCGATGGCGGCGACGGGGATGCTGGCCACGCGCCGGAACGTCGGCGCCCTGCGGAAGCCGCGGAAACGGTCTTCCATCTGCTCGGAATGGTTGGCCCTCACGATTTCGGTCACGTCCTGCGAGCGGGAGATGTTGCCCGCATCGTCGATGAAGTCCGTCACCACGCCGTCGGAATCAAAGGCCTGCCCGTGTATGCCCTGCGTCAAGTCCATAAAAAATCCTCCCGCCAGAATGCTGGCAGGAGGACGGTATCATGCCTTCCGATTGCGGCACAGGGGAGGATTAATAATTGGCGATGTCGTCGTCGAGGTCAGCCACCATGCCGGAGCTTGCCGGCTGGCTGGCCTGCAGGGTGCATTCCACCAGAATGTGCCCGCGCACGCTGTCGCCCACATGGGCCAGCTTCTCTTCCTGGAAGCCGCGCAGGTAGGCGACCTTCCAGTATTCTGGGTCGAGCAGGAAGGCGCAGTCCTTGGAGTAGGTCACGCCGGCCTGCACGCGGTTGGGCACGATCTTGAGCGCGCCGAAGTCGGAGACATAGACGTCGATGGTGCCGAAGGCCTTCTTCTCCTCCACCTTCTCCATGCGGGTGGCGCCGCCGTGCAGCACGGTGGAGAGGATGACGCGCAGCTTCGGGGAAACCATGATGCGGTCGGGGTTGCCGCCGGCGGTGTAGATCTGGGTCATCAGGCCGGTGACCATATCCTCGGTGACGGCGCGCGCGGTGCCGGCGACGGGGGCCGCGGAAGCCGTGGGTGCCGTGCCGGCGCAGTCGTTGTTGTCCCACAGCCAGGTGGGCAGGCCGCGCATCTTGCGGGTCACGCTGCCGGCGGTTTCCGAAGCGGCAAGCTGGTTGGAGAGCAGCGCGAACTCAAGGTCCTTTTTCAGTTCCTTGGAGCGCTGCGCCATCTGGTGGGCGTACTGCTTGGAAACGCCTGCCTGCTTGACCGCCTGGGCGGTGCCGGAAACGCTGACCGCCTTCTGCAGGATCTGCGTCTTGTTGGAAAGCTCGGTGGACGAAACAGCCGTGAAGGTGGTCACGTCCGCGCCTTCGTAATGGGAGTTGGCCGCGGGGGCGGCAAGGTCTTCGGTCTGCCATTCGTGCAGGGTCTGGCTTGCCTCGGCCCTGCCGCACATGGAGAGGAAGGGGGTGTCCGTGGGCGCGATGTTGAAAATCACGTCCATGAGGTCGCGCGGCTTGCCGTTGATGGCCGCGTCCTTGAGCTGACCGCTGATAGCTGCCATAAAACGCTCCTTTTTGCGGCTATGCCGCTGTTAAAACGTTGAACTGCGTCACCGTTACGCCATTTTTCCATTGCGGCACACAGTTTTTTTCACTTTTTTTTCACAGGGTCTCAAAAACGGAGGCGATGGCGTCCGTGGAATTCGGGTTCGCCTTCAGCACCTCCATGGCCTTGCGGTAGCGCGCCCTGCCTTCGTCGCCGCGGGAGGCGGACGCCCCCTGCACCTTTGGCGCGTCGGCCACTTTCTTCGCCGCAGCCGCGCGCGATGCCGCAAGCTTGTCGAACATCATGGCCTTGGCCGCCATCTCCAGCTCGTACCCGCGGGAAAGGCTGTTGACCGCTTCCGCCGGCACGCCGTTCCGCACCAGGTAGCTGGCAAGCTCGCCGGCGAACTTCTTGCCGTCGAACTCCGCGCCCACCATGGCGCGCACCCTGGGCAGCACGGCGTCGAACTCTCCGCGCATGCGCTGCGCCTCTTCCTGCTGGCGCGCCTGCTGCACCGCCTGCACCTGCTGCGCAATGCCCTGCTGGATCTGCCGTATGGCGCCCATGCGGTCGCTGTACATGCGCTGGAGCTGGACGTAGCTTGCCGGATCGGAAGTGGCCAGCCCCTGCCAGTCCACCTGGCGGAACTCGCCCTCAACGATCTGCTGCATGGTCGCCAGCGCCTGCTGGAGCTGCGCGTTGGCCTGCACCGTGAACTGCTCCTGCGCGGCGCGGGCCTTCTGCATGCTCTGCGTCATGGCGGAAAGCTCGGCAGCATGGGCGTTCACGCGCTCGGCAATCTTGGCCTTCACGTCAGGGGCCAGCCCCTGCCACATGGCGTCCTCCCAGCCCTCCGGCATGGGTGGCGTGGGATGCTCCTCTCCTTCCTGCGCGTCGCTCCCTTCCTGGGCGGCTGCCCCGGCATCCGTTCCCTGGGCGCCGTCCTGCCCTCCTTCGCCGCCTTCGCCACCCGCTTCGCCGCCGGATTCCTCCCCGGCAAGGAAGGCGTCCGCAATGGCGCCGCTGTCATACAGGGCTTCGCTTTCCGCTCCGCCCGCGCCGTCGCCGGTCTGTGTTTCCTTGATTTCGTCGCTCATGCCTTCTTCTCCTTCGCTTTGCGCTGCGCCGGGGCCTTGGCGGCCTTCAGCGCTGCGTTGAGGTCCTCATCCTTGCCGCGGGCGTTCAGCGCCATGTTCTGCAAGGAATGCAAAATCTGCGATTGCAGCTTGCCCAGGAGCGCCTGCATGGTCCATGCGCGCTCCCGCTCTTCCGTTGTCTTGCCGTTGCGCCACGCCGTGACGAACGAATCGTCCAGCGCGGCAAAGGCTTCCTTCACCAGCGGATTCGCCATCAGCCTTCCGGCTTCCAGCGCCGCCTGCCTTTCTTCATTGCCGTCCATGAAAATCCTCCGCTAAAATCACGCGCCCCTCACGTCGGTCAGCCCGGCGCTGCGCTCGCCCATCATCAGGCGCGTGCGGTCGAGCATGGTTTCCGCAGCCATTTCCTGCTGCTTCAGGGCAAGCTGCCCCTCCACCTTCTGCTTTTCCAGCGCAGTCTTCGCCTGCGTTTCAAACGCCTTGCGCTGCGCCTCGGTTTCCGCCTTCTGCTGGTCAAGCTGCATCTTTGCCTGCGCCTTCTGCTGCTCCAGCATGAATTTCCTTTCGTCTTCGGAAGGCTCGTCGCCGCCCTGCGCCATGGCTTCCTCAGCCGCCTTGGCATCCTCCTCCGTGCCGAAGAAGCGCTCCGGCGCCTCCAGCCCGGCGGCCTCCGCCAGCTTGTGGCAGGTATAGACGATGTTCGAGAGCTTCACCGGCGAATCCGGCCCCAGCTGCGTGAGGAACGCCTGCTGGTACTGCAAGATCTGCTGGTAGGCGGAAACCAGCCGGCTGCGGTCGCCCGTGCCCAGGCCCACGGCCACGCCGATGTCCATGTCCGGGTCCCACTTGCGCGGGTCGAATTGCATGAAGCGCCCCTTGATGCGCAGCTGAATCGCCTTGTCCTGGTAGCGGTGCACCAGGTGCAGGCAGTACTTGCCCAGCGGCTTGAAGAACATTTCCGCATACACGCGGGCAATCAGCTCCAGGCGCTGGTTGATGGCCTCCTCCATGATGCTGGCGCCGGTGGCCGTGTTTTGCAGGGCGTCCGCCTGCAAGCCCTGCGTGCGCGCGGAAACGCCGGTGCGCCGCTCCACAAGGGAGGACGTCATTTCCAGCCCCTGCAGGGCGTCCGCGCTGCTGGTGGCCACGGGCAGCGCCGTGATGCTGGCGTCGCCGCTGATGCGGTGCACCGCGCCGATGCCGCGGGCAAGCAGGCTGTCGTATTCCACGTGGCCGCTGCCTGTGCCCTCGTTGACCACCAGCTCGCCCTGGTTGGAAAGCGCCAGGCAGTCCAGGTACTGCCGCGTGATCTCGCTGCGCAGGTCCTGGAGGTCGGAAACCAGGTCCGCAAGGCACAGCCCCACCGCCTGATGCGGCATGGGCACGCTGCACGCGGCGAAGAGCGGCGCGCGGTACAGCGGCCATTCCTCCCACTTCATGATGCGGCACTGCTTCTCCTCGCCGCAGTAGGTCACCTTGACCTTTTCCGCGATGCCGTCGCCGTTCAGGTCGAAGTCCAGCCATGCCTCGTAAACCTTGTACTCGCGCGTCGCGCCCATGCCCTCGTAGCTTTCGCCGTCCTCGGAGTTGACGTGCCGGCCCACGGCGCGCTCCTCCATTTCGTCGGCGCTGTTCCATTCCGGCAGCTCGCGGATCTCGTCCGCGGAATACCCTTCCCTGCGCAGGTCGGAGGCGGTTTTCAGCTCCCAGTGCGCAACGAAGCGGGCATGCTCCACGTCCCGCGCGTCATCGGAAATGATGACCTGCTCGCTGGGCACGGGCTCCACCGTGACCTCGCGCACTTCCGCCTTCTGGTGCACCGTGAGGTTGAAAAGCGGCCCGTAGGGCGTTTCCACGCGCTCCGCCTGCACCGCGCCTTCCGTTTCCATGTCGATGGAGGGGTCGGCAAGCAGCGCCATGGCCTCATCCTGCGTCAGCCCCTCGAACTGCCGCACGCGCACCTCCTCCCGCCTGGGGCAGTGCGCAAGGCACCAGCCCACGCGCTGGTAGAGTCCGTCCTTGAGCGTGTCGTGCAGGATGTGGAACATGTTCCGCCCGAACACCACCTGGTTGACGTACAGCGTGGCGTCCTTGGCCGCCTGCTCCTGCTCCGGCGTGCGCGGCTCGAAGCGCACGATCTCGTCGCCGCTGAACACGCGCAGCAGGCCGGGCATAGCCCACTCCACCGTTTCCATCACCGTGCGGTCCACGTAGGTGGAAAGCCCGCGCTCGGCGCGCTCGTCGTCCGCCTGGTAGCCGTAGCCCAGGTACTTGCGCTTGAGCTTCGAGCGGCTCACGGAAAGCTGCCCGCCGTCCATGCCCATGCAGTGCTCCATCTCGCGCATGACGCACCTGCGCAGGGCGCCCTTGATGTCTTTTTCCTTCGCCATCAGCAAACCCTCAGATTCTTTGGCCGCGCCAAAGGCTTGAAGCCGTTTTCCGCCCGCTGGTAGCCAACCGCGGCATAGCGGAAGGCGTCCGCCCCGTGGCTGGACCAGTCGTGCAGCGGGCTTTCGCGGAAGCATGCCCGCGCATCATCGTACTCGCGCCGGTAGCCGTACAGGCAGTTCAGCCCTTTGGCGCACCTGTCCCTGTCGAACCATGCCGCGCCCAGCACCTGCCGCGCGGCCTCTATGCCGTCCATCAGCGGCAGCTGCTTCGCCACCGTGAAGTTCAGCCCCATCTGCCGCGCCGTCTCGATGCGGCTCCTGCCCGTGCCAAGCTCGCGCACCGCGATGTCGTGCGGCGCGATGTGCACGCCGTAGCGGTAGCCTTTTTTCGCCAGCACTTCCGCGTAGTGCATCAGCCCTTCGCCGGACGCTTCGTAATAGTCGATAAAGCGCCACTCGCCCATGTGCCCCACGGGGAGATGCTGGAAAAACCAAATCGCCGTGCTGTCGCCCATGCCCAGGTCCCATGCCGTGTTCACCAGCAGGTTCGGCTCCGCTGGCACCCTGCCGATGCGCCCGCCTTCCTCAGCCGCCTGCAACAGCCTGCCGTAATAGCTACCCTCGGCGACCATGCGCGGGTTGCCTTCCCATATCCAGTCGTACTTGTCAGGATCGGAGGCAAGGCAATGCCGGCGCTCTTCGTCCAGCACGTCCGGGAACCACGGGTTGTCCCGCCAGGTCACCTTCTTCACCAGCGCGTCCTCCGGCCTGCCCACGATGAACTGCTGCCAGATGGGGGAATGCACGTGTTCCGGGTTAAACGAAAACCAGATTTCGGAGCCGGGTTCGCGGATGGTGGGGCGCAGGATGTCCAGCGAACGGTCGGAGATGCTTTCCGCCTCCTCCACCCAGCAGTGCGTCAGCCCCTTCATGGACTTGAGGCTGGACATGTTGTGCAGCCCGTAGAAGACAAACAGCGTGCCGTTGGCGCCGCGGATTTCCGCCTCCAGGCTAGTGTAGAAACCGCCAAGCCCCAGGCGGCTGATCTCATCGTCGAGCAGGCGCTTCACGCTGTCCTTGATGCTCTTTTGCACTTCACGGGCGCAGAGCACGCGGATGGGCTTCTGCATGCCCAGGAGCAGCAAAACAATGGCGAACGTCTGCGACTTGGCGCCGCCGCGCCCGCCGTAAAACACCTTGTAGCGGTGCGGCTCAAGCAGCCCCTCGAAGGCTTCGGGAATCTGCGCGTCAATCATCGCCGTCCCTCCGCGGTGGCCGCACAAGCGTCAGCCGGATTTCATGCTCCACAGGGCCGCCGCCCGGGCCGGACGTTTCCTGCTGCACCTTGTCCGTGAACATGCCCAGGTGCCGCCCCTGCAATTCGTAGCCTTTCAGCGCGGTACGGTAATCCTCTGCATTTTCGCTGGCTTGCGTGCATCGTATGATGCCTTCCAGGACGCTGTCCTGCGTGCACTGCACGCGCTCGGAACGCTTTGCCTGCGCCGCCTGGATAGCGGCCTGAATATAAGGTTTTATAAGGTTTTCCTTGCCTATTTCAGCCGCCGTCTTCGCCGAATAGCCCGCGCGGATAGCTGCCTGGGTGGCATTCAGGTCCACCAGGTACTCCTCCACAAAGCGCTGCTGCTTCGGCGTGAGCTTCATTAGTTTGTCCCTTCCTTGTCGCCGGACACGACCTTCTCTGTCCGCCTCGTGAACGCCGCCAGCGCCACATCAACAAGGGAGCCGCCGGAGTAGCCCACCATGCCGCAGGCTATCACGCCCAGCCCCTGGGAAAGCACATCCGGCACAAGCTGGAAAACCAACCAGGAACCGAAGCCCGCCGATGCGGCGGACAGGGGGAAGTTCCGCCATCCC